AAATACGGACACGATTCGTATTGCTGAGTATTTTTATTGCGAATACGACACGCAGACGTTGAATTTGTACCCTGGTAATGTGACTGCATTCCAAGGAACGCCGGAAGACAAAGAGTTGCGGGCGGTTTACGGCAAACCTAAGAAGTCACGCCAAGCGGATCGCAAGAAGATCTGTTGGACCAAAATTAACGGCTACGAAATCCTTGAAAAGCAGGAATGGGCCGGTAGCTGCATCCCTGTTGTGCGGGTGATCGGTAACGAATACGAGGTTGAGGGTCGCATTTATATCAGTGGGTTGGTGCGTAACGCCAAAGATGCACAGCGGATGTACAACTATTGGACTAGCCAAGAGGCAGAGATGCTTGCGTTGGCTCCAAAAGCACCATTTATTGGTTATGGCGGTCAGTTTGAGGGGTATGAGACCCAGTGGAAGACCGCAAACACAAATAACTGGCCTTATTTGGAGGTCAACCCGGACGTAACGGACGGTCAGGGTGCAATATTGCCGCTGCCACAACGTGCGCAGCCGCCAATGGCATCATCTGGCTTGTTGCAAGCTAAAGTTGGTGCTTCCGAGGACATTAAGTCTGCAACGGGGCAGTACAACGCCTCGTTGGGAATGACTTCCAACGAACGATCTGGCAGGGCTATTCTGGCTCGCCAGCGTGAGGGCGATGTCGGGACTTACCACTACCAAGACAACCTAGCACGGGCTGTACGTTACGTTGGTCGGCAGTTGGTGGACATGATCCCCAAGATTTACGACACGCAGCGCATCGCTAGAATCATTGGGATTGATGGCGAGACGAAGATGGTCAAGATTGACCCGACTCAAGCCGAGCCAGTGCGTAAGATCCAGAACCAAGAAGGGATTGTGATCGACAAGATCTACAACCCGTCTGTTGGCAAATACGATGTAGTGGTTGCGACTGGTCCGGGTTATGCCACCAAGCGCCAAGAGGCTCTTGAGGCAATGGCGCAGCTACTGCAAGGCAACCCGCAACTTTGGGCGGTGGCTGGCGACTTGTTTGTCAAGAACATGGACTGGCCTGGTGCTCAAGAAATGGCAAAGCGGTTTGCCAAGACGATTGACCCCAAGCTCATGGGCGACGCCGAAGACAATCCCGAACTGCAAGCTGCCAACCAGCAAATGCAAGCGATGGCGGCAGAACTGGATCAATTGCACAATATGTTGCAAAATGTCGGCAAGTCAATGGAAGCGCAGGACATGGAGCGCAAGGACTTTGAGGCGCAGATTAAGGCGTATCAGGCTGAGACGCAGCGTATTAGTGCTGTTCAGGCGGGTATGTCTGAAGAGCAGATCCAAGACATTGCAATGGGCGTGGTCGCTGCGGCTATGGAGTCGCAGAATTTGATGATGCCAGAGATGCGTGAGGAATCCATGCCGATGGAAATGCCTTCTGAAGGAATGATGCAATGAAATGCGCGGATTTTGTAGGCTTATTGTTCTTGGCTCGGGATGTAGCCCATAGCGTACATCTGAACACGCGCAGTTACAGTAAGCACAAGGCGCTTGGTCATTTTTATGAGCTAATTGTTGAAGCGGCAGATGACTTTGCCGAGGCGTACCAGGGTCGGCACGGGCTGATCGGGCCGATCACGCTGATGACTGCCAAGAAAACGACTAACATTGTTGAGTTCTTGGAAGAGCAGTTGAAAGAAATTGAAGGTTGTCGATACGAAATTGTTGACAAGACTGATATGTCTTTGCAGCAACTTATTGATAATATTATAGAAATTTACCTCCGCGCTCTGTACCGGCTGCGCTTCTTGGCATGACTTTAACTGTCAACCATTCAACGCCAGCAGACGGTTCGTTTAGCGCAACCGGCGCGACTGCGTGGAATGCGGCACATACGCTATCTGGCACGATTGATGTTGCAAATGGTGGCACTGGTGCTACCACATTAACTGGTGTTTTGAAGGGTAACGGCACTAGCGCGTTTAGTGCCGCTACGGCAGGGACGGACTATCAAGCTCCTATAACGCTTACCACAACTGGTACAAGTGGCGCGGCTACGTTTGTCAGTAACGTCTTAAATATTCCGCAGTACACGGGCGGTGGCGGTGGTTCTGGCACGGTAACCAGCGTGGCGTTATCTGCGCCATCAATATTTACGGTTACTGGTTCGCCTATTACAACATCTGGGACGTTGGCTATTTCTTATTCTGGTACTGCGTTACCTGTTGCGAATGGTGGTTCTGGGGCAACTACGCTTACCGGAATTCTCAAAGGTAACGGCACAAGCGCATTCTCTGCTGCGACCGCCGGAACGGACTACCAAGCTCCAATTACGCTAACCACCAGCGGAACGTCTGGCGCTGCCACGTTCGTTGGCAATACGCTTAACATACCGCAGTATTCTGGTGGTAGTGGCACTCCCGGTGGTTCAAACACGCAGGTTCAGTTTAATAACTCGGGTTCGTTTGGTGGTTCTGCCAATTTCACTTGGGATGGCACTAACGTACAATTAGGAACGCAGGGGGCGTTGCGGTTTGCTGATGCGGATAGCAGCAACTATGTAGCGTTTAAAGGCCCTGCAACGGTTTCTAGCAATGTGACTTGGACGCTTCCCGCTGTAGACGGCACGTCAGCGCAGGTGCTATCAACGAACGGATCTGGCACGTTGTCTTGGGTAACCCAAAGCGGTGGAGGCGGCGGCAGTCCAAACCTTGACGGTGGAACGCCAACAAGTAACTATGGCGGGATTACCGCGATTGATGGAGGTACGCCGTAATGGCCGTTCAGATTCAAATTAGAAACGGAACTGCTTCGGCTTGGACTAGCGCCAACCCCACCCTTGCTGTTGGCGAGATGGGTGCTGAGACTGATACCGGCAGATTCAAGATTGGTACAGGCTCAACGGCTTGGAATAGTCTTGGCTATTCTCTTGGGGTTGCGTCTAAAGGAACGTATTCCGGCGCAACGCAATACTATGTAAATGACATTGTTCTGTACAACAGTTCAAGTTACATCTGTATTCTGGCTTCAATTGGAAACCTGCCAACCAATACAACGTACTGGAATCTGCTTGTTCAGGCTGGTGCTGTTTCTTCGGTAGCGCAGACATTTACTGGCGGTATTGTTTCGGTTGCCGGTTCGCCAATTACGGGATCTGGAACGCTGGCTTTGACGGTCGCTGGCACTAGCGGCGGTGTTCCTTATTTTTCAAGCAGTAGTGCTTGGGCATCCTCGGCTGCGTTGGCGGCTAATGCGTTGGTTATTGGTGGAGGTGCTGGCGCGGCTCCTGCAACGACCACAACAGGAACGGGCGTTCTTACATTCTTGGGAACACCTTCAAGTGCCAACTTAATTTCGGCAATGACTGATGAGACTGGCTCTGGTCTATTGGTCTTTAATAACACTCCGTCGCTGACCAACCCCACGGTAACAAACTACGTTGAAACGGCGTATACGGCCAACACGGGTACTGCGATTACGGTTGCTTTGACCAATGGTACTGTTCAGATTTTGACGTTGACTGGTAACGCAACGATCACAATGCCCACAGCGGTGGCTGGCAAATCATTCATTATTATTTTGGCGCAAGATGGTACGGGAAGCCGGACGGTTACTTGGTCAACAGTATCATGGCCTTCAGCTACTGCGCCGACGATTACTAGCACCGCCAGCAAGAAGGACATCTATTCGTTTTTCTCTGACGGTACTAGCTGGTATGGCACCACCATTGGGCAAAACTACACATAATGTTTGCTGCATCTAAATCAGGCCGAGTAGCGGCGGTTGCTACAGACCCATACTTTCCGTATGTTCCTTTGTTACTGGAAACAACCAGCACAAACGGGCAGCAGAACAATACGTTTTTAGATTCTTCGACAAACAACTTCACCATCACCCGTAACGGAACCCCAACGCAGGGTTCTGTGACTCCGTATTGGCCTAATGGGTATTGGAGTAACTTTTTTAGTGGAACTACTCAATATGTTAGTGTTGGTGGAACCACATCTTTATCTGCAAATTTTACAATAGAGTTTTGGTTTTTTCCAACTGCTTCTGCAAATAGTAATTTTTTTGGTATAGATGACACGCAAAATCCAAACTCTTTAGCCTGCACATATAATGCAGGTGGCCCAACTATTAATGTTTTTGCTGATGCGGGAACCCCAATTAGCGGCGGCGCCCCATTAGTTTTAAATTCTTGGAATCATGTAGCATTGGTTAGAAGCGGTTCTACTGTAACCGTATATGTAAATGGGGTTCAAAAAGCTACTGGCAGCGTCCCCAATGCCATTAGCGGCTCCTTGCAAATTGGAAGATGGTTAGATTCCGGGTCATACACAAATGGTATTACTGGGTACCTATCTAATTTTAAGGTTTCAAATACCAACATATATAGTGGAAGCACTTTTTCTGTTCCAACTTCTCCATTAACATCTTCTGCAAATACTTTATTACTAACCTTACAAGACAACAGGGTAAAAGACAATTCTTCAAGTCCAAAAACATTAACTGTTTCTGGTTCCCCCCGAACACAAGCATTCCAACCGTTTTCCCCGACTGCTTCGTACACCGCTGCGGCGTATGGGGGGAGTGGGTATTTTAATGGTAGTACGGATTATTTAAGTATTGCTTATAACGTAGCCTTAAATCTTGTTTCTGGCGATTTTACAATTGAAACTTGGTTTTATTGCACGGCACTATCGGCAACAGAACAGCAAATAATTAACAAAGATGGAACTTTTGGTACGTCTTATTCTCAGTATTCGTTAGGTATAACTTCTGCCGGAAAATTGGTTGCGTCTCTTGGGAACGGCAACGGGGTAAGCCCAACATTTACGGATTACGGGAATAATACTACCGTGCCGTTAAATACTTGGAATCATGTTGCGCTGGTTCGCACAGGCTCAACCATTAAAGTTTTTTTTAATGGGGCACAGGTTACTTCTACAGCGCAGGTAACTGCGATGAGCGATGGTGGAAAACCGTTGTTGATTGGCTATCAAACAGGGCAACCCGCTACTTACGTTTTTAATGGCTACATTTCCAACTCTAGAATTGTCAAAGGCACAGCAGTCTACACTGCCAACTTTACCCCGCCCACCGCACCAGTCACAGCAATAACCAACACCAGCCTCCTGACCAACTTCACCAACGCGGGAATCTACGACGCTGCGGTGCAGAACAATGCAACCACGGCTGGTGATGCCCAAGCTAGCATTACAGTAGCAAAATGGCCCCCAACAAGCATGAAGTTTGATGGGACCGGGGATTACTTGAGTATTCTTTCTGGCCCCCAGTTGAATCTTGTTTCTGGCGATTTTACAATTGAAACGTGGTTTTATTGCACTACGCTGACCGCAAGTAACCAACAAATACTTAACAAAGACGGTGTTTTTAACGCATCTTATTCTCAGTACGGGCTTGCAGTTAGTTCTGCTGGTCAATTGGTAGCAGTTCTTGGCAATGGAAATGGGTTGTCACCTACCGAAACAAACTACGGAGCAAGCACCTCTGTAACCCTAAATGTTTGGAACCATGTGGCAATGGTTAGAACTGGCTCTACTATTAAGGTGTTTTTTAATGGTACTCAAGTTACGTCTACCGCTCAAGTAACAGCTATGAGCGATGGCGGCAAACCGCTGTTAATTGGTTACCAAACTTCACAAGCGGCTGGAAATTATTTTAACGGTTACATACAAGACACCAGAATTACAAAAGGGATTGCTAGGTATACTGCTAGCTTCTCTGTACCAACAGCCGCGTTCCCAACGAGGTAACCATGCAGCTTGCCAACTCAGAACTTATCATCAAGGACCACACAGAGTGGTTCCCCAACACATCGTTTGGCGACCGTGGCCCATCTTTAGATTGGATTGCAGAACAGGGCTACTACGTCATCACTGTGTGGAAACCCTACGACCACGCAACAGAAAAGCTGGTATCTTCTATCCCGCATCTGTATGACGGGATGTGCTGCTTGGTTGACGTTGAGCCGCTGACTGTTGAAGAGCTTCAATCACGGGTTGATACCCAGTGGGTTGTGATCCGCAGCCAACGTAACCAGATGCTCAAAGATACGGACTGGACA